TTTTAAATAGAACAGTAACAGTACAGAATAGATTATTGAATATCAACAACAGACAAATCACATGGCTGAGCCAGGAATGGCTCAGCAGAAATTGCCAACAGAAAACCTGCCTTGGCTAGGGTTCTATATACTATGCCTGATGTATGCTAAAGAAAACACTCCAATATGGGTTGTGATCATAGCAAGCACAGTGTCGTTAGTGATACAGGGATCTGGGCTATGGGTCGGATTAATGATGGCGATATGGAGTTATTACAAGGACCGGAACAGCAAAATTCAAAAGAAAAGCACGACAACGTACGAAACCAATCAAGGAGCACAAATGGAGGCAACACACAGTTTAGGGCACCAGTTCAAGGAATATGTCAACGCATTAAGCAAAGAGGCTTTCAACCACGTAAGGGGAAACCCAACACTGGTTAGGAAACAGGAACCAACTGACGTTAGTAAAGGCTGCGCGAAGCTAAGAGAAATCCTATCAGCTATAGAGTTAAATGGAAGTACATTCACAGACCTTTGCTCAGGTAGAGGAGGTTGGAGTCAAGTCATGACACAGCGTGGGAAAGTTGGAACTGCCATATCTTTTTGGAAGATACATCCGAACCACGAACAATGGAAACTGAGGAACTCTGAGGTAAAGAGGATCGAAAGCGACATTAGGAACGTGCCACCACAAAACACAGACATATTAATGTTTGATGGTTCAGAAAGTAAAGTGAAGGCTGAAGATGAAGCTGCGCACAACTACAAAAAGTTGGAAGTGGTGGATAAATGGATGGAAATGGGACCAAAAACGTTCATCATTCAAATAGCAGCACCATGGGACAAACGGACACTACAACTAATGTTCAAATGGCAGATGATGACTGGCAGTGGGAGATTACTGCGGCTTGACACAACACCACTACACAAACCTGAAATGTATTTCGTGTCTGATTTAATGGATGTAAACTTACCAAGAACCGTTGAGATAGTAATGCTGGAGACTTTAGACAAACTCAGGATAGCAAAGAACGCAGCTATCGAAGTAGTGGAATACGCCGATCCCGTATGGGAAAAGTGCGATGAAACGCTAGAACCTTACGACTACTCAGCAGCCATACAGCAATTTTTGGAGGACGGCGAAAAACTACAAAAACCCAGGAAAGTCACAAAATTTTACAAAGAATTAGGATGGCGTAAAACAAAGGGCTCAGGTTCCGCGTCAAGTCTAAAGAATTTCTTCACGGACAAGCTGGTTGGGACACTAAAGAAGCATTTGCAATCGTATTACCAATGGGAAAGCACAAGCACAGAACCAAAAGCAACATTCAAAGTAGTCTTGGACAAAGTTGACTCAGCACCAGTTGAAAACCATGAGCACAAGGAGAAAATGAGGATTTGCTACCAGGAACTGATGCAATACGTAAAGAGGTTCACTAAACTGACAAAATGCACAGATGAGGAGGTAGCATCAATGGCCAATCCAAAAGGTTCAATGGGGTTTCAGGAGAGGAAAATGCACTTACACGGAAAACCAATAAGCACAATATCTGAATACATTAGGAGTGGGCTTTGGGTGCAAAATGTCAATAACTTTGCCAAGGAACTTCTGAAAAACAATCCAAGGAACATAATATTCAATTCAACTGGAAAGAAAGAAAAGAAGAAAAATGTCTTGAAAGGTAGGAAAAAAGGGAGTAGGTTAATCTGGTTTTTACCAGCCACAGCTAGACTTTACGAAGCTAGGATTTTTGGAAAAGTTGAGGAGGTTCTGTCTTATCTGCCATACTCAGTAACCGGAATGCCACCATATGACTTTGGGGAGACCTTGAGCAGGTGCATGAACGGACGGGTAGCGGTGTGTAATGACATTGCTGGGTTCGACACTAGAATATCAAAAACCCAACAGGAAATAGCTTTGAGAGAGTTTTTGCAACCGCTCGCGGAAAGCAAGGAACACAAAAAGGAAATGGAAAGACTTTACCGGATTTACACAAATCCAGTTGTAGCAGTTGAAAGAGAGGTAAATGGAGAAGCGGAATTGGTGTTTCT